CTATTCAAACCAACAGTGACAATCGGTGGGGCACCTGCCGGATACCAAAGCAATGCCGTGGCACCACAAGTCACAGTCAATATGGGCATCGTTGGTGATCCGGAAGCAGCTGCACGAACTATCGTCAATACAGTCAATGATGCATTTTATCGCGGCACAGGTGGGGCAACGGCTTTCAGGGTTGAACGATGACAGTATTCAATCCCGTTTGGCAGGTCACTATTAATGGCGTGGATTACACCGAATTCGTGCTGGCAAATCTAAGCATTACAAGTGGCCGCACAAACATTTATGAACAGGCACAGGCCGGATATTGCAGCTTGACCTTGTATAACGTCATGCAGTCTCAAGTGGAATTTAATATCAACGATTCCGTGGGAATAGGCTTAAAGGATTCAAATGACGTTTTCGTGCCTATCTTTGGCGGTTCCATCGTTGATCTAAGCATCGAAGTGGCAAATGCGGGAAGCATTGGAATCACGCAATCAATCACAATCGTGGCTTTGGGTGCATTATCTAGGCTCCAAAAGGCCTTATACAGCGCATCACTTAATCGAGCATTTGACGGCACGCAAATCGATACAGTTCTCACGGATTTGCTTCTCAACAACTGGTCAGAAGTTCCCGGAGCTCTCACTTGGGCTACTTACACACCGGCAACCACTATATGGGCAAATGCCGAAAATACAGGTTTGGGAGAAATTGACACACCTGGCAATTATGATCTCGCAGCTAGGTCAGCCGATGTCACCGACGTTTATTCATTGGTCGCATCGCTGGCCACGTCAGGGCTTGGCTACATTTACGAAAATGCTCAAGGTCAGATTTCCTACGCCGACTCGACTCATCGATCTATTTATTTAGCAGCCAACGGATACACCGACGTTTCGGCAGCTCAAGCCATTGCCCCTGGAATCAAGATTCAGACTAGGGCAGGCGATGTGCGAAATGACTTGACCATCAAATATGGCCACAATTCATCGAGCCAGGTAACGGATCAAGATTTGACTTCAGTGGCTATTTTTGGCCGTTTAGCACAAATCATCAACACTACTTTGCACGATCAAGTAGATGCCGAAGATCAAGCGGCTTTCTATCTCAAACTGCGTGCCTACCCGCAATATATGATGCAGTCGATTCGATTTGAGCTAACAAACCCGGAAATTGACGATGCTGATCGTGATTCCTTAATCAATATTTTCATGGGTCTGCCGCTGCGTATTTCTGATTTGCCGGCCAATATGTCATCGGGTCAATACGCCGGATTCGTCGAGGGTTGGCAATGGTCAGCCGGATATAACACCATTTCTGTCACGGCTTTGCTTTCGCCATTGGCCTACTCATTGCAAGCAATGAAGTGGGAAGATGTCAGCGTGTCGGAACAGTGGAACACGATTTCAAACACTCTCACATGGGAAAATGCCCTAGTGGTCGCATAAGGAGAAAATATGAGCAATCCAACAACGCCGTTTGGCTGGCAGATGCCAACAAACACAGACCTGGTCACAGACCTGCCTGCCGATTTTGAAGTATTTGGGCAAGCCGTTGCGACATCGATGGCCGACCTACTTGGCGGCACTACTGGTCAAATCCTGGCAAAGAATTCAAATACCGATATGGATTTCGTGTGGATCGCCAACGATCAAGGTGACATCACGGGAATCACAGCCACTTCACCACTTACAGGCGGTGGCACATCCGGCGCAATTACAGTGGGAATTCAGTCAGCATCGACAACACAGGCGGGTGCGGTTCAGCTCACCGATTCAACGTCAAGCACATCGACCACCACGGCGGCAACGCCAAATGCAGTCAAATCTGCGTATGATCTTGCAAACGGCGCAGTTGCGAAATCAATTGTGGATGCAAAAGGAGATTTAATAGCTGCAACAGCGGCAGACACAGTTTCACGTCTAGCCGTTGGCACAAACGGTCAGGTACTTATGGCCGATTCAACGACTGCAACTGGCCTCAAATGGGGCACAGCTGGCGGCGGCGGTAAAGTGCTGCAAGTCGTTCAAGCCACTACAACCACAGACGTGGCAATCGCTTCAACTTCAATGACAAACACAGGTTTATCATGCTCAATCACGCCAACTTCCGCGACAAGTAAAATCATGGTCATTGTTAGCCAACAAATTTATCAAGCACGAGTTGATACTTTCAGTGCATTTGGGTACAACATTGTGAGAGATTCCACCACAGTATGGAACGGCGGTGGTAACGGAAATTTAGCCGTCGGATTTAGAACAGGTGCGCCTGGTGATGGAAACAACGCATTTCGTCAAATTGTCAGTGTTTCATATTTAGATTCACCAGCTACAACTTCCGCAACAACCTACAAAACACAGGCTGCGATTTTTTCCACATCAAATTCTGGATCAATCACAGCACAAAGTGACAACAACACTTCAGTGATCATTCTCATGGAAATTGGTGCATAATGCAAACTACCGCTGAAAAGTTAATCCTAGCAATTAAATCACTCCGACCAACGGCAGAATTTTCAATCGTTGGCGGTGACATTTCATCCATTCAATGGGATGTGCTTGAAGGAGATGCACCAACACAATCTGAAATTGATGCTGAAATTGCAAAAATTGAAGCCACTGAAATCAAATTGCAAAAAGAAATAAATGCCCAAAAACAGTCAATTTTGGATCGTCTAGGCCTTACAGCTGAAGAAGCGGCATTATTGCTCAAATGATTTCTGCAAACGGCTGGCCTGCGTCTAAGGACAAGGCCTCAATCGGAGTGAAGTCATTTGCCGTACCTGGTACGTCATTGAAGCTTCAATGCGCCGAAGCCGTTGCACCATTGCTCATTGGGTTCGCCTGCGAATTCGACAAACTTATCGAGCAAATCGATGGGGGCACACCGGATGATTGGGGATACGCCTTTAGGGATATTCGCGGAAATGTGGGGAAGCTTTCCAACCATTCATCCGGTACGGCCATCGATCTAAATGCCACACGCCATCCATTAGGCAAGGTCGGAACATTCCCAAACGAGAAAGTGCCGATGATCCGAGCTTTGGCCAAAAAATATGGCTTAATTTGGGGTGGCGATTACCGCAATCGCAAAGACGAAATGCACTTTGAAATTGCTTTGCCACCGGCGAAGGTCGCTGCGTTGATAGCAAAATTGGAGAAAGAAAATGACTGAATTTAAGGCGATGGCGGCTAGTTGGGCACGATCCTTCTTGGCAGCTTCTTTGGCCGTCTATCTTGCCGGAGTAACTGATCCAAAGGCAATCATCGCCGCTGGCGCAGCTGCCGTATTGCCAGTCATCATCCGTTGGCTCAATCCCAACGATAAGCAGTTTGGCGTCAATGACAAATGACCGAGACTATCCAGGCCGTCGGCGTAATAGCGGCGGCAACTATCTCTGCCATTGCAGCAATCTTTGCAGCTAAGTCCGAACGCAATTCCCGGCCAGTCTCAAACGGCTTTGCCGATGGCCTACGCCATGACGTCAGGGAAATCAGGGCTTTGCTCATTCAGCACCTAAACGATCATGGCAGGCATTAGACACGCCGATATTTAGGCGGGATTCTTGCAATTGTCAGCCCGATGCGTCACCTTATAGGTAGGGAGAATCGACAAGCTCCCGTCGGGAGAACAAATGACAATTCTACAAATCATCCTTGTGATGACACATATCTTCGCTTTGGTCTGCGGTTACTACGCAGGCCGTGAGGATGGCTACAAAGAAGGCAAGGCAATCGGTTATCGTCGAGGCCAGGCACTATCAAAGGCGGTCAAATAAATGGCCGGATTCCTGGATGGATACGAGACAGTCAATCAGAAAGTGATTCGGCTGCACGCCACATTTCCCACAAACCGCATCGAGACATCGATCATCGACTGGAACCCGGAAAAAGGTTACATTCTAATCGAGTGCCGTATTTATCGTCATTACGAGGATGAAAAGCCGGCAGCCATCGACTATGCACACGGCATGGTCGGGGCATATAACGTTCAAATGAAACGCTGGTACGTAGAGGACACAGTCAGCTCTGCAATTGGCAGGTGCGCTTCGGTGGTATTAGGTGCGGAGACTAAACCTAGTTTGGAATCAATGCAGCAAGTCGAGACGATGCCAAAAGCCTTCGTCGAGGATGATCCGTGGGCAAAGCCAATTTGGGAAGATGGATTCACCACAGCAAAATCGGCAGTCGAGCAAATAGCCAGTGAATTAGGCGGCAAGCTTGAATCTGAAGCCCCTATCTGCTCACATGGTCACATGATCCTGAAGGAAGGCGATTCACCAAAAACAGGCAAGCCCTATCGTGGCCACGTCTGCCCGGAGAAAGTCAAAGCCAATCAGTGCAAGCCTATTTGGTACGTACTAGGCAGTGACGGCAAGTGGAAAGAGCAAATCTGATGGGTGAGCTATTTATTCAAAAGCCTAACGGCGATTCATTAACCATCAAAGAGGATGGAACAGAGATTCGCGAGAATCTGCCCATTCAAATCGATTGGTGTGATAAATGCCAAATGTGGAAATCACTTGATGGTGGCTATATGGTCAAAAATCAAGGCCAGTCATTGATGTGGCTTTGCCGGGAGTGTAAATGATTCCGGTCAAGCTCACACACGACGAGGAAATGACGTGTGCGGCTTATGCCCTACTGCGTGCCTATGGATCAGAAGGCATGAACGATTACAGCGTGCAGAAGATGAATTTATTCCAGGACATTGCCCGCAATGGCGAAGCGATAGGGGCTGAAAATGCCGTACATAAATACTTTCATCGAGACATTCCATTTAAGCCAACAGTCAATACATTCAAAAGCAAAGCTGATGTGGGCTGGAATCTCGAAGTCAAACACACACCCTGGAAAGATGGATGTCTAATATTGCGTGATCGTGACAGGGCTGAAGATGTGGCAGTGCTAGTCACTGGCAATTCACCAAACTATTACATCGTCGGCTGGATTCCCATTGGTATGGCACGCAGGCCACAGCGCAAACGTAGCGATGGGTCATATTGGATCAATCCATCAGACCTAAATCCCATCGAAAATCTGAATAGGAGTATCTATGCTCAAGTCAGTCAAGCTTGATTGTCGGATCGAGAAGAAGGCCACAGATCACAAAATCGTCAAGGTTCACGATAACCTGCCACCAAACGTACATTGCGTCGAGTGCATGAGCTGCGGCGTATTAGGGATTCAGCTATTTGAGGTCGAAGATGCCGAGCTATGAATTCAGATGCCCAGTGTGCAGCACGATAGCCACAGTTAAGGCAGCATTTGACGAATCATTCGTCTATCCATCATGCCAATTCTGCCTGGTTCAAATGGAAAGGGTTTGGACATCAACGCCAATCCATTTCAAGGGTACTGGATGGGGTAAGGATTGATGCCTGTGGATAACCTGTGGACAACACGCCGAAGCCCCGTTCGACTTATCCACAATTCGCTGATTCACTTGACATCGTCGGTACGCTTCATGCTCTCGCGAGAGCCGGTGTGCCGGTGTAGCTCGCAGCGAGTAGTGAAGCTAATGCCAGGCCTATGCCTATTGATAGGCTCTTTAGCAATAAACGTGCAACCCGCACAAGCAAACAGCGTGGATCATTACAAGCTATATGCACATTCAAGGCTAGTAAATTACGAGCAATTCAAATGCTTTTCACGAATCATTTACAAAGAATCCAGGTGGAATGTAAATGCAAAGAATGGCAGTCATTACGGCTTAGGTCAGATGCGATCACAGCACTATCGCAATCTCGATGGTTATCGTCAGATAGATGCAACAATCAAATACATCAATCATCGATATGGTTCAATGTGTAACGCCTGGAGATTTCACGAAAGAGTAGGTCATTACTGATGGCAAGCGTTTGGAGTGGTGGAAGCAGCGCAAAGCGTGCTGCAATCCGCAAACGAATCTTGATGCGTGATGGCTATTGCTGCCAAAGGTGTGGAGAGACTGAAGGTAAGTTGCACATCGATCACATCGTGCCGAGACGCTTAAACGGCAGTGACCTAGATGAGAATTTGCAGACTCTTTGCCAAAAGTGCAATTTATCGAAAGGTGGCCGTTTTTTTGAACAGCCTTTGACACCCCCGACTCTCCATGTAAACAATCTCCCCGAAACGGTTAGCCTAAGCCATGAATAGTGATGATCAAGTCGTACTTGGTGGGCAGGTGGTTGAAATAGGCTCTAAACGGCTACAGTCGGGAATTGCGCCGACATCAGCTCCGCTATTTGGCCATCCGACGCCAAGAATTCATACTCCGCTCAATGATCTGCCGTCAAAGGGCTTCGAACTCATAGATTTGGCAAAAGAAGTCGGCGTGGAACTGATGCCGTGGCAGAAGTTCGTTCTTGAACACACGCACAAGGTCAAGCCGGACGGTCGCTGGGCATCGCCGATTAATACGGTCGTCGTAGCTCGACAATCTGGAAAGTCATTTCTGATGCAAGTCAGAATTCTCGGCGGTCTCTTTCTCTGGGACGAACCTCTGCAAATCGGGTCGGCTCATAGACTTGCGACCTCGCTTGAGCAATTTCGCCAGTTGGTCAGCCTGATTGAGACAAGCGATTACTTGGCCAAGCAGATTAAGCGTATTCGTTGGAGTCACGGCTCGGAGGAAATCGAGACTTTGAAGGGTACGAGGTTCATCGTCAAAGCCGGCGGTTCAGCGGCTCGCGGTGTATCAAGGCCAGAGACAATCCATCTCGACGAGCTACGAGAGATGCACGATATGGAATCCTTCGCCTCACTTCGCTACACCCTTCTCGCAGCTAAGAATCCAATGGTCATGGCTTACACGAACGCCGGCGATTCCCACAGCATCGTCTTGAATATGCTCAGGGAACGTGGTCTGGCCGCAGCTAGTGGCGCAGAGGACGACATCGGGTATTTCGAATGGAGCGCTCCGACGGATGAGGTAAGTCTAGAAAACGCAGCCTTTGCGAATCCGGCGCTCGGCCATACGATTCACCCTGACAATATAAAAGCCGTCTTCAACGACCCTGCCGACGTCGTGATGACCGAAGTATTGTGCCGGTGGGTTCAGACCATCTCCAGCGTCATTGGGGCGGCCGAGTGGCAGAACTGCCAAGACGAAGAAGCCGAACTCGATCCTGAGAAGCTAACGTGGATGGCAATCGATTGCTCGCCGGATCGTAGATTTGCCGCGCTTGTTGCAGCCCAGAAACTCGGAGAAGAGAAGTTCATCGTAAAGTTGCTTCACACTTGGGAGAACGCCATCCAGCTAGATGATCGTGCTATTGCTAACGAAGCCGCTCCCTATTTGCGCAAGTACCCTTTGGAGTGGTTGCTTTATAGCCGGCGAACAAGTGGCGCTGTAGCTGCAAGACTCCAACCGGCCGGAATCCCGACTTTCGATATGGACGCGGCCTATCCGCAGGCTTGTGACGAGCTACTGGGTGCGATTAACTCGGGACGGCTTCGTCATAAGGGTCAGACCGATTTAACGACGCAAATACTCTCGGCTGTGCAGCTACGTCGTGGCGATGGCGGCTGGGTCATAGGAAGGCGCGCATCGCAAGCTGCGGTCTGCGCTGCTGTGGCCGCTGCACTCGTTACGCACTTTGCGACACGCCCAGAGACGGAAATAGATATTCTTGTAGGGTGATGTTATAAGCCTGCGACAATACGCGCATGGGATTTAGAGACATCTTCGTTCGAACTTCAAAAGTGGAATCATTGACCTACGACGTCTCTGCTTCTCTTGCGCCAGTAACGACACTGGACTCACTTTCGCCTTTCTTTCGCGGCAATCGCACAGCTACAAGACAAGAAGCGATGAGCGTTCCAGCCATCGCGCGCGGTCGCAATATTATTTGTTCTTCGATTGCTTCGATTGGTCTTGACGTTCGCGATCGCGATACTGGGATGAATGTAGATATTCCACGCGTCATTCGTACACCAGACCCACGAATTCCAGGAGTCGCTACGTACGTCTGGACGCTTGAAGATTTGCTCTTTCACGGTTACGCCTATTGGCAGATTACAGAACTCTTTGCAGATACGCAGCGCGTTCGCAGTGTTCAGAGAATTTCACCAGAGCGCATCACAATTAACACGAACAGCGATTCGACCGAGATTGAATCGTACTCAATCGACGGACATACGCCACTTCCACTTTCAGGTGTTGGTTCGCTCGTTGTCTTCTACGGTAACGACGAAGGATTACTAAATCGCGCTGGAATGACAATTCGCACCGGCGCGGAACTAGAACGAGCTGCCGCTTTGTACGCGCGCGAACCTGTGCCGCAGATGGTTCTCAAATCTAACGGTTCAGCATTGCCAGCAGATCGCATTGCCAAGTTACTTGAGTCTTGGGGCGCAAGCAGGCGCAATCGCACGACTGCTTTTCTTAACGCAGACATCTCACTTGAAACTTTAGGCTTTGACCCTGAGAAGTTACAGCTGGCAAGTGCGAGAAGCTACATCGCGACAGAACTAGCGCGAGCGCTTGGAATTCCGGCTTACTTTGTAGATGCGGAGACTGGTTCGTCGATGACGTACTCCAACGCCAGCACGACTCGTCAGACTTTGCTCGACTTCTCCTTAATTCCACTTATGAACTCCGTAACTGAAAGATTATCAATGCCGGACTTTGTACCATCAACGCAGCGCGTCGAATACGCACTCGATGATTACTTGCGCGGCTCAGCGTTAGAACGTGCGCAAATTTACGAAATTCTTAACCGCGTCGGCGCGTTAAGTGCAGAGGAAATACGAGTAGCAGAGGAAATGATCAGATGAAGATACTTACACCGTTCACAATTACGGCAGCCGATTCAGAGGCTCGCACCATCACAGGAAGAATCGTCGAGTTCGATACTCCGGCCAACGCTTCGACAGGTAAAGTCTTATTTAAGTCTGGATCACTTACTCCGGCTTCAGTAAAACTAAACCTTGAGCATGATTCTGCCCGTCCAATCGGGAAAACTTTAAAGATGGAACTTTCACCAGATGGAAAGTCTATCGATGCCACATTTAAGATTTCAAAGACCACAGCCGGCACAGACGCCATCCAAGAAGCTATGGATGGACTGCGTGACGGGTTCTCCGTCGAGGCCAGTGTTTCAGATCATGGATTTAACGAGGACGGAACGATGGTCGTAAATTCAGGGACTCTCGTAGGCGTCGCCTTAACCCATAACCCAGCATTCGATGCAGCGCGCGTCAGTCATGTCGCAGCTACAACGGAAATCACACCAGACACACAACCAACCGAAGGAGACGCAGTGGAATCCACTACCGAACAAACAGAAGCACCAGCCGCAGAGGTGGTCGAGGCTTCACAGCACGTCGTACAAGCTAACAAACCAGCACCATCTTTCTTTACTTCTCCACGTTCGCCAATCGTAAATCTTGGCACATGGATGGAGCATTCAATCAAGGCAAAGTTAAATCCAATGTCAGACTCTGCAATCTACGTTGCAGCAGCTAATGATGATCTTGGAACAACTAACCCAGCCTTCAATCCAACACGCCAGCTCAATGAAGTAATCAATGGGCTAAGTAACGGAACTAGAGGCGCAATAGATGCGATTTCTCGTGGCACTCTTCCGGACGCTGGATTACAGTTCGAGATTCCTAAGATTTCGCAAATCGCAACCGTTGAAGCAGTGGCAGAGGGCGGCGCAGTTTCAAATACAGGAATTGAATCAGCGTACATCTCAGTGCCAATCAGCCGCTTTGCCGGACGCAATATTCTCACAACAGAAATCATCGATCGCAGCTCGCCAGACTTCTTCAATGAACTTGTTCGAATCATGGGTGCATCAATGGCATTTGCCCAGAATAAGTTCGTGGCAAATCAAATCAAGACAGACTCAGTTTCAGATGGAACTCCAACAGCTAACACAGCCGCCGGACTCATCGCATACGTAAGCCGCGCTAACGCAGCCGTATACGCCGGAACTCAACGCTTCGCACAGAACATCTTGGTGTCACCAGCGCAATGGTCAAACATCATGGGCTACAACGACAACGGCACACCGCTATTCAACGCATACCAGCCTCAAAATCAGGCAGGCCTTGTGACAGGTCAATCCCAGCGCGGTGTCGTTCTTGGGTTGAACTTCTTCGTAGATAACTCAGGAGAAATCACAGGCACTGGCGATGACTCAATGATGGTCATCGAGCCATCCGGTTATACATGGTACGAAAGCGGTAACTTCCGCCTCGATGTTAATAAGCCATCAGATGGAACTGTTGAAATCTCGCTAAATTCTTATGGCGCTTGCGCTACAAAGATTGCAGCTGCGGCGAATGCGTTCAACTTCACCTAATAACTAATCATCGGTGACGGTCGCTCCCGAACGTCATCGAGCAGAAGGAAGGATCAGAGATGTCGATTATTACAGTCGCAGAACTTCGACAGGTACTTGGCGTCTCTGATTCTCTTTACGACAATCCTTATCTTCAACAGATCATTGACTCCGCTGAAGGCGTAATCCTGCCGCTTCTAACTCAATATCAATCAGCCGTTGCGAGCTACTCAATCTCAAATGATGTTCTCTTCGTGACGACGATTCGCCCTAATTATTTCGTGGTCGGTCAGGGTGTAGACATCCTTGGCTGCGGCGCTGGGATTGACGGGAATTACACCGTTACGGATGACAGAATCCAACCCTTCTCATTTACCGCTGCCCTTGTAGCAGCAGATCAAATAGAGACCCCAGTAATACCTGCCGGCACTGCGACCCTCGATGGTGGCTCGGCCGCCGATATTTATACTGGTGTCGCGCCGATCAAGTCAGCGCTGCTAGTGGTCTCCACAGAAATCTTCCAAAGTATTACTGCCGCCGGTGGACAAATCGAAGGAGTGGACTTTGCTCCAACGCCCTATCGGATGGGCAGAAGTCTTATGAACAGAGTCATCGGGCTGTTAAGTCCATTTATAGATGTCGAGACAATATGCCAGTGAGTACTATTGCCGCTGACGTTCGCGGAACACTTGCGACGGCCTTAGCTGGCGTCGAAGCCTCGGTCTATCCGTCAGTACCAGAGACCGTGATTCCGCCAGCTGTGGTAATTGTCCCCTCATCGCCATACTTAGAAAGTGTCCTTATCGGCAGCTCGGTGAAAGTAAGAATTAACTTTGACGTAACGGCAGCCGTTGCCTACAACAATAACGCCGGCGCTTTGGACAACTTGGAGCAGCTAATAATCAGCATTCTCGGCGCGATGCCGTCGGGATACGTGGTCGGAGACGTAACGCGTCCTTCGATTACATCGGTCGGAGCAAGCACTCTGCTAACCGCAGATCTATCCGTCTCCACCTACTACACACAGACCAACTAAGGAGACGCAATGCCTACAACTATCGTCACGGGTAGAGACATCACCTTCACAATTGAAGGCGACAACTACGACGCACAAGCAACATCAGCAACACTTACAATTGACTCAACTATTAACACGTACCAGACACTCGATGGAAAAGCGTATTACACGACTGATTCGCAGGGTACTTTTGCGGTAGAAATGCTTTCAGATTGGGGAGTAGCATCTGGATTGTGCGACACCCTATGGAACGCAGCAGACTCCGCTCCAAATACTCCTCTATCGGTATCACTCACAGCCGACACCGGCGCAGTGTTTACCTTTGACGTTCAACCTATCTTCCCTTCAGCCGGCGGCACTGCACCAGACGCGCAGACCGTATCGCTATCATTTACCTGCGTCACAACCCCAGCACTAGCTTAGAAGGAGATCGGGAGCATGAAATTACCAATCCATATTGAATACGCAGATGCAACACTTGCCACTTACACGGCGCAACCGCCAGAGTGGGCAAAGTGGGAGAACAAGACTGGCTTTACTATTTCGCAAGCGCAAGAGAAAATCGGAATCTCCGATCTTCTATTCTTGGCGTACTACGCTATGAAGCGCGAAGCAGCCGGTAAACCAGTTAAGCCGTACGAGGCATGGATTGAGACGGTGGTAGAAGTAAAGGTAGGCGAAGGCGAAAGCCCAAAAGCTACCAGCGCGGAAGCATAAATCGCTTACTGGTTGAAGTCGCAATAGCGACCAAGATTCCAATGAGTGAGTGGGTACGCGCAGAAGACATCCTGACGGCTATCGAGATATTGGAGAAGCGAAATGGCGGATGAGGCAGTCGCTTATAACAAGCAAGAACTGCGCGCCGTTATTACTGCTTTCAAAGGGATGGACGAGGCGGCTGTAGATGCGGCCAAAGAAGAATCTGGAGCGCTTGCTTCCTTTGTTCAACGCAATATCTTTGAAGCCGCTGGTGATCGTGGAACTGTTGCTTCGAGAATTGCGCTGGGTTCAAAGGTCGTCAAGTCATCCAAAGTCGGCGAGATTTCGTACGGGTTTGCAAATCAAAAGTTCAGCGGAGGAGCTACAACTCGCGACCTCTGGGGCGGCGAGGAATTCGGCTCAAATAAATATAAGCAATTTCCTATTTGGTCTGGCCGATACAAGCGCGGATCACGTGGATGGTTTATCTACCCAACGCTTCGACGCTTGCAGCCGGAGATACTTGAAAAGTGGGAAAAGGCGTTCACTAAGATATTGAAGGAGTGGTAATGGCTACAACTGGCTCGAGAACGTTAAAGCTTTCAATCTTAGCCGAGGTCGCTGACTTCAATAAGAACATGAAGATGGCCGGCACAAGTGCGGAGTCTTTAGGCGATCAATTTAGCAACTTTGGAAAGAAGGCTGCCCTAGCCTTTGCCGCTGCCGGCGCTGCTATTGGTGCTTATGCCAAAGCCGCTATTGAGAACGCAGCAGCCGACGAAGCTGCCCAACGTAAACTTACGCTGACTATTCAGAACACGACTAACGCCACGGCTGCTCAAATAGCAGGGGTTGAAGATTATATTACGCAGACATCGCTGGCGATTGGCGTCACTGATGACCAGCTTCGTCCGGCGTTCTCTCGACTTGTTAGAAGTACGAACGATGTCGAGGAAGCTCAGAAGCTACTCAATCTGGCGCTAGACATAAGCTCGGCGACGGGTAAACCGCTGGAGGCCGTCTCGAATGCGTTAGGCAAGGCTTACGACGGGAACTCTCAGGCTTTAGGTCGCTTGGGTCTTGGACTCGATGCCAACCTTCTTAAATCTAAAGACACCGACGCGATTATGAATACCTTAACGCAGACCTTTGGAAACTTTGCAGAGAACGAAGCGCAAAGTACCGAGAAGGGCTTAGCTCGTATCAAGATTGCCACGGATGAACTTAACGAGCAAATCGGAACGGCTCTGCTTCCACTGGTTCAGCAGTTTACAAAATACATCTTAGAGAACGTCGTCCCACAACTTCAAGCCTTCGTAAACGGGCTAACCGGCAAGGGTGGACTTAGCGAAGGATTGAGTGACGCGGAAAAGAACGCGTATCAATGGGGCGAGCGAATCAAGGACGTCATCAAGACTGTCATCTCATTTAAAGATGAGATTATTGCGCTGGGTATTGTCATTGGAACTGTATTTGTGGTCTCTAAAGTAGCGGCTTATGTTACGGCCACGATTGCGATTATCAAGACTTTAATTGCTGCCTATAACGCGCTCAAAGCTTCAGCTATTGTTACAGGCGTCGCGACTGCGTTCGCTTTAAATCCGCTGCTAGGCGTCGGCGCTGTGGCACTTGCTGCCGGTGTCTTAGCTGGTGCGAACGCCTTAGCGAACTCTTCGAACGCGTCTCTCGACTTCGATAACACGGTGGCCGGCGGCGGAAGTAACCCAATCCAGAAGGGTACGTATCTCGGAGGCGCTTCAGGCGTCTCTCGTGCCGGTGGTCTCGATCTAAGCGGTCTTGGACTTGGCGGAACAGGCGCTGGTGGAGGTGGAGGCGGTGGTGGACTAGCTGCGGTTAGCAAAGGCGGAGCTAATGCAATGGATGTTATTAAAGACCTGACCGACATCTCAGACGCACTTGGTAAATTAACCAGCGACGTGGAGGGTAATAAGATTTACAAGGCAGATGCACAGAAGCGACTGGACGCAATTATTAAGTCCTTCGACGACGTACAGAAGCGCGCCGATATTGTTACTGGAAATATCGTTCAATCAGAAAGTACTTTCAATCCCGGAAGATTCCGCGCTGGAGAAGCTGCGACGATGATTAATTTAACCGTGAACGGCGCAATCGACTCCGAAGGCACAGCTCGGACAATCGTAAACACGCTCAACGATTCCTTCTACCGTGGCACATCGGGCGCTGGAGCGCTTGTAGGGGCGTTCGATAAATGACCCTGTGGAATCCCGTCTGGAACGTCGAAATCAACGGCGTACCCGTTACAGACAGCGTATTGGCCAATCTAAGCCTGACCAGTGGACGTACCAACATATACGAACAAGCGCAGGCCGGTTACGTCAATCTGACCCTGATTAACCTAAACCAGACGGCCATCCCGATTACGATTAACGATTCCATCACCGTCGAGCTACAGGACTCAACAGCTACCCTTGTACCTATCTTTGGCGGAACGGTTACAGATCTAACTATTGAGGTCTCGGATGTCGGCGGTGTCGGGTATACGCAGCGAGTTACAATCCTTGCGCTTGGCGCACTTTCACGACTTCCAAAGTACCTAACAGATGGCGTATTACCTAAAGAATTCGATGGTGACCAAATCTATGACGTTCTTAAATCCATCTTGTTTAACCAGTGGAATCAAGTACCAGCTACCTTGCAATGGCAGACGACTGATCCGACCCTTACTTGGGCGACAGCATTTAATACGGGACTTGGCGAAATAGACAGACCCGGAGATTATGAAATAGCAGCTCGCGCTTCTAGTCGGACAGACTCTTACTCTTTGGTCTCGGCAATCGCAACGTCTGGACTTGGGTATCTTTATGAGAATGCGGCCGGCCAAATATCTTATGCCGATAGCACTCACCGAAGCCAGTATTTGGCCGCTAATGGGTACATAGAACTTTCTGCCAATAACGCTCAAGGATCGGGCTTATCAATCCAGACAAGAGCAGGCGACGTTCGTAACTCAATAACCTTAAAATATAACGCCACATCATCGGCAGAGAAATCGGCAATCGATAACGACTCAATCTCGCTGTACGGTTCACTTGGCCAAATTATTACGACCACCCTACACAATGCCGCTGACGCGCAGACGCAAGCCGATTTCTACTTGAGCCTTCGAGCTTATCCGCAAGCTAACTTTAACAATATTACTTACCAGCTAACAAATCCTGAAATAGACAACGCTGACCGAGACGACCTTATTAATGTCTTTATGGGAATGCCGGTCTCTCTCAGCGACCTTCCGCTTAATATGGTCAGCGGTAACTTCCTCGGCTTCGTAGAAGGTTGGACGTTCCAAGCGGCCTATAACGAAGTGTCCCTAACAATGAACTTGTCGCCTATCGCGTATTCTTTGCAGGCAATGAACTGGCAGAGCGTTCCAATCACGGAACTATGGAACACAGTAAATCCGACGCTCGACTGGGCTTCGGCGACGATTGTAAGTTAGGAGAAAATATGAGCAATCCAACAACGCCATTCGGCTGGCAAATGCCGACGGCAAGCGATCTCGTCACGGATTTGCCGGCAGACTTTGAAGTCTTTGGTCAAGCCGTGGCAACATCGATGGCTGATCTATTAGGTGGCACAACCGGTCAAGTCTTATCAAAGACAACAAGTGCAGACATGGATTTCACTTGGGTCGCTCCTACAACTGGAGACATCACTGGTGTAACTGCTGGAACTGGTATTTCAGGCGGTGGAACTTCGGGTGACGTAACAGTCACCAACTCAATGGCAACTGCGTTCACAACTTCGGGTGACTTAATTCAGGCAACTGGTTCAGGAACATTTGCAAGACTTGGCACTGGCACAAATGGTCAGTACTTAACTACAAATGGAACAACGAATTCATGGGGCACGGTTTCAGCGGCACTTACTCTTTCGTTAATTACAAGCGGTTCATTAAATACAGGAACTAGCCTTACAATTTCAAGTCTTACGCAGGATTTTATTCAAATTCATTTATACGGATTGACATGGGCAACCGCTAGTTCGCAAATTAGAGTGCGACCAAATAACTCGACAAGTGCGGTTTATGATTCAATTAGCGCATTTGCAAGCGGTGGACCAGATTCAAACTATGTCAGAACACAAAATGGAACTTCCTTTAATTTGCAAGGCGGTCGAAACCAAACATATACAGACAGTTCAAACTATTACATTATTACACTTTCAAATTGTAAGGCAACAGGTTTCACGACAATAGTTGCGCAAAGTTGCTTTAATGAACCTTCAACAACTAACACATGGGTCACAGGTATTTTCAAAACTGCTGCTCAAATCACATCAGTCAACATTGCAACCACTGGTGGTTATACATTCAATGGCACTGGCACTTATGCCGTTTACGGAGGCTGAAATGAGCGAAATCAAGATCGAACACAACGTCCAGACTGGTGAAATTATTGAGATTCCTTTAACTGATAAGGAAGTCAAAGAACTGGAAAAGTCACGCGCTGAAGGTTTAACGGCGCAATCGGAAACCGAGGCAGCCGCATCTCAAAAGGCAACCGACAGAGCAGCACTTCTTGCACAGTTAGGAATTACAGAAGAGCAAGCGAAATTGCTTCTCCGATGACTCTTACTTCATTGAATGGCTGGACGGCTTCCGCTGATCCGAATGAGATTGGCGTGAAGTCGTATCCGGTCAAAGGCACGAAGATCAAGCTGCGATGCGCTGAGAAGTGCGCTCCACTCTTGGTTGGATTTGCCGAAGAGTTTCATGCACTCATTGAGCCAATCGATGAAGGCTCACTGGATGACTGGGGTTATTGCTTTCGGAACGTGCGCGGATCATCAGACAAGCTAAGCAATCACTCCTCTGGGACGGCCATCGACCTTAACGCCTCGAGCCATCAGCTTGGCAAGGTCGGAACGTTCCCAAATGAGAAAGTACCTATGATCCGAGCGCTCGCCAAGAAGTACGGCCTTCGCTGGGGTGGGGATTACAAGTCTCGCGCCGACGAGATGCACTTCGAAATCGACTTGAGCGAGGCGAAAGCCGCTGCGCTCATCGGGAGCTTGAAGCTAAAGGAGAGAAAATGAACAAGATAAAAGCACTTCTAGCCTCATGGGGTCGCAGCTTTCTAGCTGCTGCTTTGGCGGTCTACATGACAGACACAGCTAATCCCGACATTAAGCAGATTGGTTACGCCGGACTTGCAGCCGTTCTGCCAGTCGTTCTTCGATACTTGAATCCTAAAGACGAAGCATTCGGGATCAAGGGGAATTGATTCCGATACGCGCGGCATGGGCAATAGCAGTCAGCCTTTCGCTGCTGTTGTCTGGCTGTGGGTATCAGGGATGGGTGCGCTATGAATGCCAAGAATACGAGAACTGGACGAGTCCCGATTGTCAGCCGCCAAGATGCGAGGTCTTGGGTATTTGCTCAGAAGATTTACTCCCAGAGGGCGTCTATGAAACGCCTCAGCCCTGAGGAGCTACACGCTCGGCTGATAGTCTTTATCGGCATCACGCTTTCGGTTGTCTTCGGCGGCGCAGTCTTTGGCATGCTTTACGCGCTAATCTTTGTAACGCAGCCCGTCTCGGTTCAAGCTCCGAACGACAAGGCTTTCATCGATCTGCTAACTACTCTGACGGTATTCTTAACCGGTTCGCTTGGTGGTGTCTTAGCTTCAAACGGTTTAAAGTCGAAGGCTAAAAGTCCGGAAGACACGCCGAAAGACACGCGTAATCCTTGACCGAGTGCCGTTCTTGCTGAACCCTAAGACTGGGAGCAGACGGACTGACTCCCAGAATCGGGAGCTACACAATGAAACAGGAAACAGCAGACTTCGTTCTGATGGTGGTAAGCGTGGGTCTTTCCACGTTCTTATTTACCATGATTGGATATTCCAAAGGCTGGCGTGACGGACACTCTGAGGGCTACGTACGCGGTCGAGCAATCGCTAAGGCATTAACAGAGGCGGCGTGGAAGTGAGCGGCTTCTTGGACGGCTACGAGGACGTAAACGCCCGTATTAAGCGCTTCCGCCTAGAATTCCCAACCGGCAGACTTGAGGCCTCAGTGGAGGACTTCGACGTCCAGCGCGGTTACATCTTGGTCAAAGCGATGGTGTTTCGTGAGTACGAAGACACTGTACCCAGCGCCGTGGACTTCGCATTCGAAATGCGTTCTGATCGTGGAGTCAATCGTGACTTCTGGGTCGAGAACTGTGTCACTTCCGCTTACGGAAGAGTTATAAGCGCCCTAACGCCTAGCGAGGCGAGGCCTACTCGTCAGGACATGGAAAAGGTCGAGCGTCTATCAGCGGCAGATGTAGCTGCAAGAGAGAACCTCGACGCGTGGAATTCGACGGCACAATCCAAACAAGCCGGAATGCCAACACTCGGAACTTCAATCCAAGCCATCGCCGGCAATCTTGGCGGTGAGCTAGTGGAAGAAGCGGAACAGTGTAAACACGGCCACATGATCCTAAAAGAGGGAACGAGCCAGAAGAACGGGAAAGCCTATCACGGCTACGCCTGCCCAGAACGGTTAAAGGCTAACCAGTGCGAGGCCATTTGGTACGACTTGAATCCGGCTGGCAAGTGGGTCAAGCGTGAAGCTAAAGCGTGGCATAAATAATGGGCTGGGTCGAGGCAACCAAGAAGTGGGATTACTGCGACAAGTGCGAAAAGCCCACGCCTAACGCTGAAGGCGTCTTTGAATATAAAGACGGACTGGCAATTCTCTTCTTCTGTAGGGAGTGCGGCAAATGATACGGATCAACTTACCTTTAGAGCATCAGCTACTAGCTGCGCGAGGCGGTTTATTTCGAGCCGAGAATTACATCCCACAGTGGACTAAACAGGCTCACTCGTTCCCAAAGAAGAAGCAGTACGGTGAACTAACCTTTCCCGAGCTAGTGCTACGACAGACCGAGGCCTTTGCAGCGGAGTGCGCAGTGGCCACGTATCTCAAGCAGAACTTGCCGGAATACAACAATCGAAATTACAAGATCAAGGCCGATGTTGGCCGAGACATCGAGGTCAAGTGGGCGAAGTACGAAAACTCGCCGCTCATAATCCAGACATGGGACAGAGACGACGACGTGGCCATCCTCGTGGTGGGAAAGTCGCCGTGTTATTACTTGGTCGGCTGGCTGCCAGTAGCTGTGGCCAAGCAGTCGAAGTACCTACACGATCAGCAAGGTAACTATTGGGTAACGCAGATTAACTTGCAGCCTATGGAGAACTTGGAACGGAGTAAATATGGAACTGCTCGACTATAACTGCCGGACTTGTAAGCGCCTGACCAAGCAAAGGGAGCGCGTGGTAACTAACAATCTACCGCCTAACGTCAAAGTGCTGGAATGTACGGTCTGCGGCCAGCTCGGTATCTGTCTAATGGATCAGTTCAATGACTGATTACAGCCTAGACCTCGACATTGGGGCAGAGAACGTACCGCAGACCTCTGACGATTATTACACGCCGCCGTGGGTCTTCGAAGGGTTAGGTCTGCACTTCAACACCGACCCAGCCCAGCCGATTGGCGGCATTTCGTGGATACCGGTGGACAAGTATTACACGATCCTAGATGACGGCTTGGCGCAACCGTGGGAAGGTCGAGTCTGGATGAATCCACCGTTTAGCAACTCGACACCGTGGGCGCGTAAGTTCGCAGCTCACAATAACGGCGTCTGCCTAATGCCTACAGCTAAGGCTAAATGGTTCGATGAGATGTGGGACGCAGCCGACGCGATTATGCCGTTACCATCACGGATGGAGTTCGTAACTTCTAACGGTGACTATAAAGGCATCTTCATGCCCACGGTATTCTTCGCCTTTGGCGAGCAGAACGTTGAAGGATTAAAGCGTCTAGGTATTGCGAGGGTTCGATGAATAGTTATACCCAGCCTGTGGATAACCCTGTAGACACGCCCAAGCCCTCGTCTAAGTTATCCACATCCTTGACTCGTCGGCTACGCTGTCGTCGCTCCCAGCGAGCCGCAGGGCGTGGTAGCTCGCAGGGGCGAACGCAGCGAACGGGAGGGCTTTGCCTACTGTTAGGCTTGCTTATGCTACAGATGACACCCGTACAAGCTACAGACACAACATCAACAGATCACTATAAACTCTTCGCTCACTCTCGCATTGTGAACTTCGAGCAATATACTTGCTTCGTGAGACTGATAGACAAAGAGAACAGGCACTGGAATCCATCAGCGCGCAACGGGTCGCACTGGGGTATTGGCCAGATGCGTAACACGAAATACAAGAACCTCGATGGCTTTACTCAGATTGAGTGGTCGATTCGTTATATCAAAGAGCGTTACGGTTCGATGTGTAAGGCTTGGGCGTTCTTCCAAGCTAACGGGTATCACTGATGAGTCGATCGTGGGCTAAGGGTTCGTCGAAGGGTTGGCGACGACTAAGGCAACAGGTTATCCAAAGAGACGGTGGGGTCTGCCAGTACTGCGGCAGTGACGAGAACTTACACATTGACCATATAATCCCGAAGCGCCTGAATGGGTCAGACGACATGGATAATCTCATAACCGCTTGCAGAAGGTGTAATTTAGCGAAGGGGGGGTCATTTTCTGGTACGGCACACACACCCCCGACTCTCCATGGACGTTATTTACCTCAAAACGTGAGCCAAAGCCATGAATAAGCCAGAACAAGGCTCAACTGGTGGCAACGTGGTCGAAATAGGCTCAAATCGGC